GGGTGCCCCCGAGCCGGTGAAGGCATGGAAGAAGCGATACGGGAAGGCCAAGCCAGATCAGGAGGTCGACGGCATCCCAGTATCCGCTGACGAATAATGAGCGCATCGCAGCGCGACGTTGAGAAACTGCTTGAGTCGCATGGAAAGACCATCGCGCAGGCGTTTATAGATGCGATCTATGCGGTGCTTGGTGCAGCCGCGGTTGGCACGTTGGTCGAGATGATCGAAGCGGGCAGGTCAGCGCGTGACATCATGATTGCGCTGCGTATTGATGCGGCCGCACTTTCCCCGCTGGTGGAGGCGATCAGGTCAACCCTTCGCGTTGGTGGCGAGTTTGAGTCACGATTCATCCGCCGGCCTGGTACGGCTGTGCGCGTGGTGTTTGACATGCGGCACCCGCTGGCGGAGCAGTGGATTCAGCGGCACTCATCCACGCTGGTGACGAACATTTTAGCGGACCAGGAGCAGGCCATTCGGACGGTGTTGCAGGCTGGCATTGAAGCTGGCCGTGGTCCGCGCTCTGTTGCGCTGGACGTTGTAGGGCGGGTGGATCGCAGCACAGGGCGCAGGACGGGCGGCATTGTCGGCTTGACCGATCCGCAGGCGCAGTACGTGGTGAACGCCCGCAGTGAGTTGCTGGACCTGTCGCCGGAATACTTCACCCGCGCACGCCGGGATCGGCGCTTTGATGGCATCGTGCGACGTGCGATCCGCGACGGAAAGCCGCTTAGCACGGCGGACGTGGATCGGATCGTCGGGCGATACAGCGACCGGCTTCTGAATCTGCGCGGGGAGATGATCGGGCGGACGGAAGCGCTGCAATCGCTGAACGCTGGGCGGTTCCAAAGCTACCAGCAGGCCATCGAACGCGGGGACATCCTCGCCGAAAACGTGACAAAGCAATGGAAGTCGCTGAGCGATACCCGCGTGCGTGAGACGCATGCCGCCATGCACAATCAAACTGTGGGATATGACGCGGTGTTCACGTCGCCGGCTGGTGCGGTGATGTTGCACCCTGGCGATACGTCTATGGGTGCTGGTGCCAGCGAGATCATTCAATGCCGCTGCCACGTCAACTATCGCGTGCGGTGGGGCCGTGAGGAAATGCGGGATTTGCCGCAGTAACTTGGTAAAATAAGCGAGCCGCCGGGTGCTACCAACACCGCGACGGCTCTAACCAATCCAACCTGTCTAGGAGGCTGAAATGGCTGCGCATATCGTATGTTCGATTGATGGCTGCGGCAAGAAGCATGCAGCTCGTGGGCTGTGCCTTCCGCACTACCAAAAAGCGTGGGCAAGCGGCAATATGCCGCCGCTCGTGGGGCGTGAACACTTGAAGAGCCACCGGATTTGCGGCGTCGAAGGATGCGGAAAGCGTGTTCATGCGCACGGATACTGCGGGAAGCATGCGGCCAAGTTCAAGGCGTATGGCGATCCAACGGCAGGTCGAGACGGGCCAAGTCCGGGTGAGCCGCTGAGGTGGATTCAGGAAAACACGTCATACCAAGGTGATGATTGCCTTGTGTGGCCGTATGAGAAGGGAAGGTACGGATACGGCACGGTGAGGCACCTTGGCAAGAAGCGTGTCGCTTCGCGCGTGATGTGCGAGTTTGCGCATGGCATGCCGCCAGATGAAAGGATGGAGGCTGCGCACAGTTGCGGCAATGGGCACCTTGCTTGCATGAATCCGCGACATCTCCGATGGGCAACTAAGGAAGAGAATTGCGCAGACGTGAAGAAGCACGGGCGTCATGTTCGTGCGAATGAGCGTCGGTCATCGGCAACCGCTCGCAAGAGCAATGCGTTGACGGTGGACGATGTGCGGGCAATACGGGCTCTGGTAAAGACGATGATGGCCAAGGATGTTGCTGCGATGTTTGGCATTGGCGAAACAACCGTCAGCAAGATCAAAACTGGCAAACGATGGGGTTGTGTGGAATGAGCAAGGCATTTCAGGCAGCCGTTGGCGCATGGGTAAAGAAGTCCGAAGGCCGGCTACGCGCGGTGATACGCACGGCAACTGAAAACCTGCTCGAAGAGGCCAACACCATCGGCCCGAGCGTTGCGAATCCGACTGGAGGCGAAGGCGGGAAGATGCCGGCAGACACCGGATTCCTCGCTGCATCACTAACCCTTGCCATAGGTTCCATGCCGACTGGGCCGGCGCGGGGCGACCCGAACGGAAAGTATGCGTGGAACAACGACGTGAGCTTGAAGCTTATCGGTGTTCAGGTGGGGAGCACCATCTATGCGGGATGGTCGGCCAACTATGCGATCAAGATGGAGCACCGCTACGGATTCATGCGAAGTGCCGCTCAGAACTGGCAGAAACACGTTTCCGATGCGGTGCGCGAAGTGAAGGCAGATATGCGATGAGCAACGAATCAATCCTGTCTGCCTTCTTGGCTCGCATGGCGACCTTCGCTGGCACGTTGTCGCCGGAGTTGCCTGTGGCGTGGCCGAACGTGCATTTCACCCCGCCGGATACCGGCATGTGGCTGGAAGTGCGATGGTTTCCGAACGAGACATTCAACTACGGCATCGGCAATGACGGTCCTTCGCAGTTGCGCGGGTTCTTCCAGGTTGCGTGCTGCGACCGTGCTGGTGGCGGTGCGCTTGCCGTGACCGCGCTGGCGGATGAGGTTATTGCCGGGTTCGGCAAGGGAACGGTGCTGGGTCCGGTGCGCGTGGAGCGGCAGCCGTGGGCATCGTCAGCATTGGATGCGGATGATCGGACTGTGGTGCCTGTGACGATACGCTATCAAGGGCTGGTGACAGGATGACCGAGTACCCGTTGATCGTGAGTTTCTTCACGCCGGATTGGCAGTACGCACAGCACGCAGACCGCCTGCGCGCGGAGTGCATGGCGCTGGGGCTGGACAGCTATATCGAGCGCCGGCCATCAGCAGGCGGGTATCTGGAGAACTGCTGCCAGAAGCCGACCTTCCTCCTTGAGTGCTTGGAGCGTTTTCGGCGCCCGGTGCTGTGGATCGACGTTGACGGCAGCATCTTGCGCACGCCGGATTTCTTCACGGAACCGGGCTGGGATTTCCAGGCAAGGCGGATGCCAGCCACGCGCCCGCGTACATGGCACGTTGGCACGATGTATTGGGCGCCGACCGATGCCGCGCTGGCGTTCGTGCGAGAATGGATCGCGCGCACCGGAGACATGAGCGACGAATCATCGCTGGAACAGACATGGTGTGAGTTCGGCGACTTGCTGAAGGCTCGTGACATCCCTTCGACGTATTTCGAGATTCCAACCCGAACCCGGCCAATGACAGCCGAGTGCGTCATATTCCACCGACTGAGTGATAGCCCGAGCAAGAGACAGCAGTCTGCAAGATTCAACGCCCGCGAGGCGGAGGAAGCCAGTGCCCGCTTTGGTTGACATCCCAGACAACTGGCAGCATGACGACGTTTGTCAGGCCATAAAGCTGTGCCGACATTTCGGCCTTGCGATTGACTGCGGCGCGCATCGCGGCGTGGTGACACGGTATTTGGCGACACGCTTTGCCCGCGTGGTGGCAATTGAGCCGGGGCCGCTGGCGGATCAGATCGAAGGCGCTGAGGTGATCCGTGCCGGAGTCGGTGACAAGCCTGGCCGCTGCGGCATGGCGGACGGGAAGCACAACACCGGGCAGCGCCATTGCGTGCCGGGCGATGAGATCGACATCATCACACTGGATTCGCTTGGCCTTGCGCCGGACTTCATCAAGCTGGACGTGGAAGGCATGGAATACCATGCGCTGATAGGCGCCGAGCAGACGGTCAGAACGCATCGCCCGGTCATCATGCTGGAGGAGAACGGCCTGAACCAGCGTTACGGCATCGAGGACAACGCCTGTAAACGGTTGATGGAATCATGGGGCGCGCGTTTGGTGATGACTCTGCGCAGCAACCCTCCAGACACCGACCAGGTGTTCGCATGGGATTGAAGCAAATCATCGATGAGGCGTTCGCCGACCGGCCCGATCCGTTCGCGTTCGCCAATCTGGTGTTGCATATTGAGGCACCAAAGTACGGGATCGAATACCCGCAGCGCATCACGCCAGAAACTGCATTCCGCGTGGAGACATGGGGGCAGCAGAAGGTCATGGATGCCATCGTCGCAGTGGCGCAAGTGTCTGCCTTGCAGGCCAATGATGGCGTGCCGCCACGCCGGTTCGGTGGCCGGCTGATCTATGCGGACATTGGCGCGGATCGGCTGGCACTGGTGGATGGCCGACATCGGTCATGGATGGCGACAGGGCCGCATGAAGTCGTGGTGTTGGAGATGACATGAAGGCAGACCATTACTACGGCAAGATCGTGGATGACTATGACGCGACCCGGATGCGCAATCCGGTCTGGGAGCGCGAACAGGCGGCAGTGGCCGCGATGGTGACGCGCGGGCCGGTGCTGGATTGTCCGGTAGGCACCGGCCGGTTCCTTGGCATATATGCGGGCAAGGGGCTGGATTGCGTGGGTGTGGATGCGTCGAATGAGATGCTGGCGGCTGCAAAGGGCAAGCACCCTGATGCAGACCTGCGGCAGGGGTCGATTCTGTCGCTGCCGTTTGCCGACAAGGCGTTCGGGACTGTGGTGTGTAGCCGGATGCTAAATTGGTTCGAGCCGGGGGACATGGCGCAGGCGATGGCGGAGATTCGCCGGTTGGCGCGTGACATCGTGGTGTCCATCCGCATCGGCACGCCTGGCACGGCGCACGGCAACCGCACGCACAGCGCGGCGGACTTTGCGGCGGCGTGTGAGGGGCTGGAGATTGTCGACAAGCGCGTGATTGCAACGGACGGCGGTGAGTTCGCCATGTACAAGCTGACATGACGGCCATCGTTTGCGTGCTGCGATCAGGCGGCGACTTCCGGCCCGAGCATGTGCAACGGCTGGCAAAGCAGGTTCCCGGAATCGTCTGTCTGTCCGATGTGCCGGTGGATGGCGTGCCGTGTGCGCCACTGGCGCATGGCTGGCCGGGCTGGTGGTCGAAAATGGAAGCATTCGGACCGGCACTGGAAGGCGACGTGCTGCTGATGGACTTGGACACGCTTGTTATCCGCATGCCGGAATTGCCGCGCGTGACCACGGTGCTGAGCGACTTTTACCGCCCGCACCTGATGGGTTCGGGCCTGATGTACCTGACCGCAGCAGATCGGGCGCGGTGCTGGGAAGCGTGGATGCGTGACCCTGCCGCCCACATGCGCCGATGCGTGACGCGCGAAGCGTGGGGCGATCAGGGGTTCATGCATCCGCTGATCGGCCACAGCGCGCGATGGGGCGACAACGTGGTGAGCTGGAAGGTGCATTGCAAGCAAGGGATACCCGAGCGCGCGGACATTGTGTGCTTCCACGGAAAGCCCAGACCATGGGACATCGGGCTATAGGCCAGCACGGCAACTGAACATCACAGGCTCGCTTCGGCGGGCCTTTTTCATTTCCGGGCGACCGGGAAACACCGCCGGCCTCGTGCCGGTTTTTTCTTGACCTCGCGAGGGTAAAACAATGGCAGCAGAAGCCTTTTCTCATAGCGGTAACAAACTTTCGATTTGCGTCACTCCACAGAACTCCGACCTTGATGCGTCCGGGTTCGCCGCACTGACCTACGTCCAGATCAGCGGCGTAGGCAGCGTTGGCGAGTACGGCATCACGACCAACGCGCTGACCTACGACACCTGGGATTCGCTCGTGGCGCAGAAGGCCAAGGGCATCACCAACGCAGGCGATCCGCCGGTTGAAGTGGCGCGCAGCGCTACCGATCCGGGCCAGATCGCATTGCGTGCGGCTGGCCTGCCGAACGTGTTCGACAACTATGCGTTCAAGGTCGAGCGTCAGGACGGCACGATCGAGTACCTGCGCGGATTGGTAGCCGGCCCGACCCGCCCGAACGGCCGCAACGAGGATTTCGACCTCGAGACCTACACCCTGATGCTGAATCAGGTTCCGTTGACGGTGAATCCGCCGGTCAGTTCTTAACACGCACAAGCCGCCTTAGGGCGGTTTTTTGTGCATGAACACCCGGTCTAGCGCACGCGAAAAGGCGGTCTGTCTCCCCGCCCTGGCCGGGTTATTTTTGGAGACGTTATCGTTTGGAGACATGAATCATGGCTGATATTTCCACCATCGTTGCGAGCAATGCCGCTGTCGAGATCAAGCATCCGGCCACAGGCATGCCGATTGGCTTGACCATCCACCTGCTGCCTGACACCAGCGAAGAACTGCGCGCATTGCAGCGCAAGTGGCAGAACGAGGCGCTCAAAACTCGTGGCCGCAACCTTGACGCAGACAAGCTCGAAGCCCGCACGTTGGAGCGGCTGGTTGCAGCCACCGCATCCTGGCAGTTCGGGGCAGATGAAAACGGCGAGCCGTGCACGTTCGGCGGGGAAACGCCCGAATGCACTGCGTTCAACGCGCGCAAGCTGTACAAGGAACTCCCGTGGCTGCGCAATCAGGTGGCCGATGCGCTGAGCGACGAGGCGGAGTTTTTTCGCTGACCTGACAGAGCGGCTTTGCGAGTGCATCCGCTACAGCGTCCGATACAAGACCCCGGATGAGAAAGGGGAAACCCGAGCCGAGCGAAACGCCCGGTTCGGGCAATCGGACAAGACGCCGGATGAGCCAGCATTACCGGAGTGTGCCGAACACGTCTGGCAGTGGTTCGCGGAACTTTCCGCACAGCGGGGCAGTGGCGGCATGGGCGGTATCGAGCCGATTGGCTGGTCGAACATCAAGGCGTGGTCGGAGCTGACCGGCACGGTTACGCGGCCCGAAGAAGTACGGATGCTGATGGCGATGGACGCGGCGTTTCGATCTGCTGCTGGTGCTGAGCGTGCAGACGCTGCGGCGCGCAACAAGCCGGATAAGCCGGCAAAGCCTAGAACCTGGAGCTGACGGGGAATGCGGCCGGCAGGGCCGCCTTCTCCACTCGTCCAGTTCCTTCATTTTTGATCCTGAGGTGACGTGTGGATATTGCACAGCTTGGCTTTGAAGTCGATACCAAGCAGCTTGAAAAAGCCGTTGGCCTTTTGGAGCGATTGGAAAGGGGCGGCTCCGGCAACGGGATCGTCAAAATACAGCAGGACATCGAGAAGATGAATCGCTCGATCCAGTCTGCTATGGGGTTCGTTCGAGGATTCATCGGCGCGCTGGCATCGATCCAGACGGTTCGTGGTCTTGCGAACATGGCCGACACATGGTCTGACCTGACCTCGCGCGTACAACTCGCCATCGGCCCGCACCAGAGTGCGGCAGTGGTAATGAATCGCCTGTCTGTAATCGCGCGGCAGACCTACAGCAGCCTGGAGCTGACCGCAGAAACCTTCACCCGCAATGCCACAACGCTGAACGCGCTCAATAAGTCCACACAGCAGCAATTGGACTACGCGCAGGCGCTGAACAACGCGCTTGTCGTCAGTGGCGCGAAGGGGCAGCAAGCAGAGCTGGTCCAGAACGCTTTGGCGCGATCCATGGCTGAGGGGGCCGCGAAAGGTGATGACCTGAATCTCGTGCTGAACTACGGCTCGCGCGTTGCGGAACTGCTAGCTAAGGAGTTGGGCACCAACGTCACAGGTCTGCGTGCAATGGCGCGAGAGGGGAAGATCACCGGCGACGTGATCTTCAACTCGCTGGTAAAGAACATGGAGAAGGTGACGGAAGAAGCCGAGTCCATGCCGGCCACCATAGGTGACGCCTTCACCTTGTTGCGCAACTCGATTCTGAAATCAGTCGGTGTGTTCGATCAGCAGAACAAGTTGAGCGAGGAGTTCGCAGGAAAGCTGATCTACATCGCCGATCACATGGACGAGGTTATCCGTGCGGCGGTGACGCTGGCTAAGGTGCTGGCGACGATCTATGCCGCAAAATTGCTAACAAGCGCTGCGGCGTTCACGGCTGAGATTGTGCGCCAGAACATCGCGGCGCGTGCTGCCGCATCCGCCGCGCGAGACATGGGCATTGCGAACGACGGCGCGTTCAAGCAGTCGATCAAGAGCGTTGGGAAACTCGGGGCTGCGCTGAACATTGTCGGTGCTGCGGTGGCCGGGTGGCAGATCGGCACGTACCTGCGCAACGAGTTCCGCATCGTTGCCGACGCCGGCGATTACTTGGTCTACGGTATCGCGCAAAGCTGGGAGAAGCTCAAGCAGGTTACGAAGATCGCGTGGGAGGCGATCAAGTTTGCCGCTGTCGGCGCGATTGACCTGATTCTTGAATCGTTCGCCGGGATGTTGCGCGGCATGGCAAAGCTCGCCAGCGTGGAGATTCGCGGAGAAAAGATATTCGGCGGAACCGCCGATGGGCTTGGGGCGCTGGCAAACGAAATCAGCGGAGTGCTGACGCCGTTGAGCGACTACGAGGCCGCCATCAAAGCGATCAACACTGCGCACGAGGAAGGATCCGGCGAGAACAAGAAGATGCTCGCCGACATGCAAAACGCCACGGCCGCGACATTTGCGGCCAAGGACGCCACGGAAGCCCTTGCTGATACGCTTGAAACCCAGACAACGAGCCCGCCACCCGTTATGGCCGGAGTGTCAGCGGCTGCGAAAGATGCCATCGAGTACCTGAAAGATTTGGAAAAGCGCGTCGCGACGTTCGGCATGGAGGGCACGACGCTGGAGCGGTTCGAGTTGGACGAAAAGGGATTGTCGCCGGAGCAGTTGGAGCGTGCGCGCGAATTGCTCGACATGCTGGACGCTATGGATGAAGTCGAGCGCGCCACGAAAGAGGAGTCAGATGCGCTTGCGCTACTCGGCGACATGGCCGCAGATGCGGGCGATTCTGCCGAAACGATGAAGGCCAAGATGGCCGGCCTCAGCGACGCGCAGATCAAGTACAACCGCACGCTGCGCGATCTGCAGCGCGACTACAAGGCGGCTGGCGGCGCGTTCAATCCCGCTGCGGTGGAGGCGTACACCGAAGCGGTGGCGGCCGCCAATGAAGAGCTGGCAACGTCCGTGACGTTCGAGGCCTTCAGCGATCTTTACAGGTTCGTGGAAGAAAGCCCCATCCTCACGATGACGGAGCAGATCGAGACGCTGCGCGAAGAGCTGGAGAAGGTCTCCGATCCGATGAGCGAGGCGTTCGACCCCGCGCGTGCGGAGCAGCTCGTCAAGGTCATCGACGCTGCCAGCGGGAAGCTGCGCGGCGACATGCTGAGCGGCTACAAGGCACTGCTCGGCGCCGCGCAGACCTTCACCAAGGAAGGCAGCAGCGGATTCCGCGCGATCGAGAAAGGCATGGCGGCTATCTCGATAGTGCAAGAAATCCTCGCGACCAAGGCCGCAGTGACTGCGGTGCTGACGCAAGGCCAAGGCGAGCCGTACAGCGCATGGGCGCGCATGGCCGCGATGGCCGCCGCTGTTGCGCCGCTGCTGGCGAGCATCGGCGCGTCGATGGCCGCGTTTGGCGGCGGCGGTGGTGGTCCGTCGTCGGCATCCGCCGAGGTCCGGCAGGAACGCCAGGGCACGGGCACCGTGCTCGGAGACGCGGAAGCGAAAAGCGAGTCCATCCTCAATGCGACCGAGATCACCGCGAACGCCACCGAGCAGCTTGTCGGGCTCAACCGCGGCATGCTAAACGCGCTGCTCGCGCTGCAGGACGGCCTGGTCGGTGCCGCCGGCCTGCTCGCGCGCGGCGCGGGGGACGTGGAGTTCGCGGACGTGTCGAGCGGACGCAACATCCTGAATCCGTTTGGCAAAGACCCGCTGGGAGGCGCGCTCGGCAATCTCCTTTTCGGAGGCAAGAAGTCGATCATCGACCAAGGCATCATCATCGCCGGCGGCGCGCTGCAGGAGATGCTCGAAAACATCGTCGTTGGCGCGTACCAGACCATCAAGACGGATGGCGGCCTGTTCGGCAGCGACAAGATCAAGGACGACGTCGTCGACATCTCGGGCGAGTTCGGCACGCAGTTCCAGCTCGTCATCGGCTCGATCATCGACACGGTGCGCGAGGGCGCGCTCGCGCTCGGCCTGTTGCCGGACGACATCGAAGCCGCGATCGCCGCGTTCCGTGTCGAGGAGATCCGCATCAGCCTGAAAGACCTCAGTGCGGAAGAACAGCAAGCGGAACTTGAGGCCGTTTTCAGCAGCATTTTCGACGGCCTTGCCGGCGCGGTCGTGCCCTTCATCGAGCAGTTCCAGCAGGTCGGCGAAGGGCTTGGCGAAACCCTCGTGCGCATCGCGACGGAGGTTCAAGTCGCGCAGGAGGCGTTCCGGCAGTTCGGCATGGTGATCGACCAATCCGATCCCGAGCGGTTCGCGCAGATCGCGGACGGGCTTGTTCAAGCGGTTGGCGGGCTGGACGAGTTCATCAGCGGCATGCAGTCGTTCGTCGCGAACTTCGCGCCGGAGGCGCACCAGTTCACCGTTGCGAGCGACGCGCTCTCGTCGGCGTTCGAACAGGTCGGATTGTCGGTGCCGGCGACGCGCGACGGCATGTGGGAGTTGATGCAGTCGCTGGATGCTACGACTGAAGAAGGCCGCGAGCAGATCGCCACGCTTCTGCGCCTCGCCGACACCGCGGCCGAGTACTACGACCTGCTGGAGCAGCGCACGCAGAATGCGATCGAGACGCTCGACGAGATGGGCCTCGGCCCGAACAGCGGGCTCAGCGAGTTCGGCCGCACGCTGCAGGGCATCGAGCAGTCCAGCCGCGACGCGATCGACGCGGCCAACACGTTGGCGATCGCCGAGGGCCGCACCGGCGCGAGCACGCGCCAGCTTGCGGCGATCCATCGCTGGACGGCGCAGCAGATTGCCGCCGCGATCCGCCAATTGCAGGCCGAGACGCAGGATCTTATCGCGCAGCTCTACGGCGGCGAGTTCGGCACGCTAGATGCGCTCGACGCGCGTATCTCGGAACTGGAAGGCGCGACGGGATCGTGGTCCAACAGCATCGGCGACGTCGCGAGCGCGAGCGACGACCTGTTCGAGCGTTGGCGCAGCGGTATCGAGTCCGTGCAGGACTATCTGGATTCGATGCTGCTCGGCGACCTCTCCGCGCTCACGCCGGAAGAACAGCTCGCCGAAGCGCAGCGGCAACTGCTCGAAATGCAGGCCGCAGCGATGGGCGGCGACGCCGATGCGCTGACCAACCTGCCGCAGCTCGCGGATGCGTATCTGCGCATGCTGCGCGAGTACGAGGCATCGGGCGAGGACTACAACGCGGGATTCGACTGGGTGCGCGATCTGCTGCAATCGGTCGTCGGCCTGGAAAACCCCGGCACGCCGAACACCGACGCCGGCAGCAGCGGCGGTGGCGGTGGACAGGTCGTGTCGCCGGAGTTGCAGGAGCTGTACGAGCAGCGCGACAGGCTGCTCGCCGAGCAGGAGCTGGCGTACCGCGCGCAGCTCGCGCAGGATCTGACGCAGCACCTCGCGGACCTCGCGTTCGCATTGAACGTGCCGATCCTCGAACTGATCGATGCGCAGGGCGTGAACCTGCAGTCGCTCGCGACGGACCTCGGCGTCAACCTGCAAGACCTGACCGCGTCGAGTGTCGAGGCGCTCGGCTTCATGGCCTCGACGCTCGGCATCAGCATGACCGAGCTGACCGGCGCGCTCGGCCTCTCGCTGACGGACCTCGCGGGCGGCCTGACCGAATTGACCGAGCAGGTCGGCATTGACCTCGGCGCGCTCACCGTCGAAAGCACGCAATCGCTCGCGGCGCTTGCAGCGTCGCTCGGCATGGACCTGTCCGAGTTCGCCGCCGCCGTCGGCACCGACCTCGGCTCGCTTGCGGATTCGCAATCGCTGCTCAACGACGCGCTGGAAGCGGAGATCAACGCATTGCCGGAAGCGCAGCGCGACCAGCTCGCGCCGCTGCTGGAGGCCGTCGAGAACGCGACGACGGAGGCAGATGCGAACGCGGCCATCGCCGAGCTGGAGAACGCTGTCAATGCACTCGGCGGCGAGACCGCCAACGCGCTCGCGCCGTACCTCGACGGCGTGTTCCCGCAGCAGGCGCTCGATCAGCTAGACTACCTCGGCGAGCTGCGCAGAATCGCGTCCGACCAGTTGAGCGAGCTCATGTCGATCTACGACGCACTGCGAGACGGAAACCGCGCGGCTGACGTGCCGGGCTACGCCGTCGGCACCGGCTACGTGCCGAAGACTGGCCTGGCTATGATCCACGAGGGCGAAGCCATCATCCCGGCGCCGTTCGCGGCGTGGATGCGCGACAACGGCATGCCGGTGATGCACGCCTGCACCGACGACGGCCGCGTCGCGGCCGAGGTGCGCGCGCTGCGCGAAGAGGTGGCCGCGCTCCGACGCGACAACAGCGCCGGACACGCGCGCACGGCGCAGGCGGTCACGGACGGCGACGCGAAGGCCCGCCAGCAGCGCGACGAGATCGCGCGGCGCAACGAGACCATCATCCGGAGGACGGCGTGACAGACCGCATGCGCATCTTGCTCGCGGAGTTCGAGCCGGGCATCCCCGCGAACCGAACGTTCGCGACGTGGAACCCGGCCGACAAGCACGCCGACATCGCGCTCAGCGGCGGCAACCTCGTCGCGAGCAAGTCCACCGTTCACGCATCGAACTGGGCCTGCGTGCGCGGCACGACGGAAACGCCGGTTGGCCGCTGGTACGCGGAGTTCGCGATTTCCTATACCGGCGCGCCGAGCATCATGGTCGGCACGATTCATGGCGGCTTCGATCTGGATCAAAACCCAGTGAATACGCATGCGGGGGAGACCGTCGATCGCGCCGGCAACGTACGAAAAGGTCCGGACGTTGTGGGTTCGATAGGCGCGATCACATCCGGATCAATCGTGCGCATGATGGTCGATGCGGACGCGCGCGTGGTGTGGTTTGCGCGTGACAACGGCGCATGGGTCAGCGCCGGATTCATTGCGGGATTGTTCGACATCAATCCGTTCCCCACCGCCGGCATCCTGCGTCCATCCGGAAGCACCGCATCCATCACCGCCAACTTCGGCGCAACCCCGTTCACGTATCCCGTGCCCGAGGTCGCGAACCCAGGCGTCTACACGCAAGCGCCGCCGACGCGCACGACGCTGTATCTCAGCAGCAACGGATTCCGCACCGGGGCGGGCGAAACGCCGGCATCGACGATCTACGACGGCCGCATCGCCGGCGACAGCGACGTCGAGTTCACACGCGAGGCCGGGCTGTCGCCGTGGAACAACTCCGGGGCCGCGCGCGGCGGCTCGATCACGCTGATCAACCGCGACGGCGGCATCGACGAGTGGCTCGCGTGGGAGTGGCGCGATGCGCCGTTCCGGTTGTATTCCGGCTACGAGGGCGACGACCGCGCGGCGTTCGTGCCGTGGTCATCCGGCGTCGTCGATCGCATCGAGGCCATCGACGGCCGCCGCATGCGCCTCGTGCTCGCCGATCCGCTCGCGCGTCTCGACGTGCCGGTGCAGAGTCAGCTCTACGCGGACGATGCGCCGAATGCTTCGCTGCGCGGAAAGCCGCTGCCGCTAGTGCTCGGCCGCCCGCGATGGTGCGAGCCGCAGCGCGACGACACCACGCCCGCGAATCGCCAGTACCTCGTGCATGACGGAGCCCAGGTGCCGCTGTTCGGCAGTGCGATCGACTCGGTATCCGATGCCTACGACCGCGGCGATCGGTTTGCAGGCCCCGACGATCCGTACACCGCGCACAACCCGATCACGCTCTTCAACGGCGGCGGGTTCGGTGGCTGGGCTAACGATTCGGCTGGCATCCCGATGCCGTTAAACTGGGCGCGCGTAACGGGATTCGGCGCTACGAACGATCGGTTCATCGACAACAGCAGCGCGCTGCGCTGTCAGTCGAGCGGACAGCTCGCGACCGCCATCTACCACTCGGCATCGACGCTGCAAGCCGGCAGGCGCTACACGATCCAGTTCACCGTGACGGCGGTCCCGACGCCGGGGCAGATCACGTTCCGCTGCGACGGGCCTACGCCGGGCCTGCCGTTCGACGACGTCGTCGTTCCGATCACGTCCACCGGCGTCAAGACCGTCACGCTCGACGTGACCGAGTCTGCGCAGCTGCAGATCGTGCTCGGCCGCACGCAGCTCGATGCGACAATCGACAGCCTCACGGTCTCGTCGGTGCAGATCATCGACTGGACGTACTACGAGCCCGGCGGCGATCGCGTCGGCATCACGCTCGCGAACCAGCCCGCCGGCAAGGTCACATGTCATCCGGTCGGCCCGGCCTACGCGCCGACTAGCACGATCGTCGAGCGCGCCGAACTGCTGCTGGAGTACCTGCGCGCGCGCGCCGAGTATGATCGCGAGATCGAGTTCGACTGGGATGCGAGCCTGTCGCCGTCCGCGCTGGAGGCAGACGACCCGGCCGCGCTCGCCGCCTACCTCACCAGCCCGACGACGTATCAATCGCTGCTGAGGCAGATCACCGACTCGCTGCTCGCCGGCATCTGGACCACGCGCACCGGCACCGTCGCCGTGCGCCGCTGGGCGGAACCGAATCCGAGCGACATCACGCTCGTGCTCGACGAGCGCAACATCGCGACCGACGTGCTCATCGCGATGGATACCGCGCCGAACCTGCGCCGCCGCGTCGCCGGCAGGCGCAACCACGCTGTGCACGGCGAGGGCGACATCGCCGGCAGCGTATCGCCGGACCTGCGCGCCGAGCTGACGAGCGAATGGGGCTACGTCGCGAACGGCGCGAACGCGGCGGAAGGCGGCCCCGCGCTACCGCTCTCGGCAGCGTACATCGCGGCATACGATCGCGATCCGCTGCAGACGCTGCTGCAGGAGCCGACCGACATCGATGCGCTGGCCAACGCGCTGTGCACGCTGTGGCGGCCGACGCGCTGCTTCTACGACCTGTCCGTGGTGCTCGACGCCGATGCGGCCGATGCGTTGGAGCCGGGGCAGACCGTGCTGCTGCGCTGGTCGCGCATCGCCGGACTCGCCGGCGGCATACCGCTGCGCGTGGTCCGCGTGCGCTCGCGCTTCTGGGCTCGCCGCGTGGATCTCCGACTCTGGGGCAGCGCCCCGCCAAAAACGGCCTCCTGACATGTCCGCACTCATCGCATACCGCAATCTCGTCGACCTGCCCGGCGTCACGCTGTCGCCGTACGGCACGACGACAGTTGCTACGGGGTATCCACTGGACAACCTGCAGACGCGGCAGCTCGCACGCACGACACGACTGTCATCGTTCGGCGGCGATCCGGTCATCGAAATCGACCTCGGCGCGTCGTACCTCGTCGATGTCGTCGCGCTGCTCGGCATCAATGCGACCGCAGCCGGCGCAAACGACCTGACGATAGAATGGAGCGCGAACGGCAGCACGTGGAACTCCGCGACCGCGCCGACTCCAGCCGATGCCGGCGCGCCCGACCTGCCCCGCAACGTGATCGTGCGCACGCGCGCAACCGGTGGCCTGACGAAGATCACAACGCGCTACCTGCGCATCACGCTGCGCTGGACAACGGCTGGCCCCTATTGCGAGATCGGCCGGCTGTACATCGCCGACGCCATCGATTTCCCGATGGGTTGCGATAGCGAGTGGGTGCTCGGGTGCCGCGACTACGGCGAGCTGGATCGATCCGCCGGCCTGCAGTACTACGCCGACCGCCGCGCGCGAGGTCGCGTGCTGTCGCTCGGCTTCACGGGCATCCCGACGAAGACCGCCTACGGATTCGCGGACGACGCATCGAGCGCGTCCAACGTGCCATCGATCGACGATTTCATCAACTTCGCCGGCACGACAGGCGACATCATCGTCGCGCCGCGCGCGGACTCGCCGCTGTGGATGCGGCGCGTCGGCATCTACGGACATCTGGAGAGCCCGGCGGAGCTGCGGCACACCGCCGGCCCGTACCACTCGCTGAGCATGAGCGTTTTCGAGGAGCGTTGATCCAACGGTGTGTACGCAGAGGAGCGGGAGACGCTTGACGTTCTGACGCTGGTCGGCAGCAATCGGAATTGCCGGACGATCCAACGCGGATCGAATCAGTAACATTCCTGCGGTCCATCTCACACAACCACATTCCGCGCTGCGTAGATTGCGTTGTTTTGGATGTCCATGTCGGCATTCTGATCGATGCTCTCCGGGCATCCGGTCAGTTCGATCCAACGGCGGCCGTTGAGCACGAGCAGTCGCCAGTCGCAATGTCCGTCCCTGATGGCCCTGTAGCGTTCCGCATCCCTGCGCCATTCCTCCGACTCCCTGAGTGCGGCTGCGGCTTGTCGCAGATCATTAGCAAACTGCCGTTGTTCGTCGTCGTATGGGATATGTGCATCGTGTATTGCCGCGTGCGCTTCCAGCCGTCCCGCCAAAGTCAGTGCCGCGAAAATATCGGGTGTTGCGTTGCTGGTGTCCATCAGAAGCCCTCGGTGTAAGTGGGTTCAAGTCGCCATCGTTCTGGCGCGGGTTAACTCAGGTGCTAGGTGCCTTTGGGTATGGTGCTGGCTTGTACCGTAGAGCAGCCATAAGCTCCGCACGCCTGTGCCCTTTGGCGTTGATGTAAACGTACCGGTGCTTTCTCGGTCGTTCCGTCAAGCTGAACCTGTCGCCATACTTCGCCCGTACCTCTTTTGCGGTGTACTTGTCGGCTATCGTCTGGCAGTGCTTATCAATACCGGAAATAGTCCAGTTCGTGCGCTTGGCCGACAGTCCTGTGTAAATCCAGTTTGTTGCTTGGTACACAATCCCAACGTGTCCTTGCTGAATCTCAGCGAACGAAACTACAATCTCCTTGCCGGCCTTTGAGACTGTGCGTCCAATCAGGAAGCTCTCGCCATTTCGCGGCACGCTGTCGCAAACCCAGAGCCGCGTAAGTTCCACCACGTTGCAGGCATTCTCAGGCCCGGCAATCCCGCTGCGTAGCGGCGCACTGCTTGGCGTGCCGTAGCAGACGACGCCTTTAAGATCATCGCCAAGGAAAAGTCCAAACGCGACACTGCACGGTGCCTTGCGGTGCAGGTAGTGCTCGCGCACGACAACGCGCATTGCGGTTGCATAGTCGATCTGACGAATCTTGTAGTTCTCAAGGGCCAAGGCTAGTCACTCCAATTCTGTCGCGGCGGCACCCAACAATTCATTCAAGCCGACGCCGCTTCACGGCGCGGCTTAATTCACGTGTTAGCCGGCAGAAGTGATGATGCAATCGGCGAATGCGCGAACATAGTTCCCTGTTTTCTTCGACTTGAATGTCAAACCATCTCCATCCGTGGTTTCAATTTTACCTGTTGAAATATCGGTAAAAATTACCTTACCGCCGCTGTAGCACGTGATTGTTGCTTCTTCTCCGTAGGCGCCGAATGACGCACGCATTGCGTCAGAGCAGCCACAAAGGGCGATGGTCACAAGCAGTGCAGCTACTACCTTTTTCATTGGTTCTCCTTCGCCGGTTATGTCGGCTAACAAGTCATTCAAGTTGACCGCCGCACGCTTTCGCATTGTTCCGCGTTGTCGTGCGGCAACTTAATTCCACCTGATTAGGCGTCAGAAGGGCCGGTCATTGCCGGGACGCAAGTCGGTGCGCTGGATGTTGTCAACCACCAGCGCGCCAACGCTCTCCATGACAATGAAGGTCTGCCCGGGATTTGCTCGCGCAAGCCTTTCGGCCTCGCGTGTCGCGCTTTCCTCGGTGTTGTGTTTGCACTGCGGGTTGTAACCCTGCGGATTCCAGACCAGCCAGAAAGGTTCACGGTGTTGCATGTCGTTCTCCGTTTGTTGTCGCGTGACGCCTAACAAGGCGCTCAAGCCGAAGTGGCTTCGCCACTCGGCTTAGCTTCGGTGTTATACGGCTTCATCATTGTCGTCATCCGGCCAGTCGCCATACTCGAAAAGCACAACAGGATTCTTGTCGTAGTGCAGTTTCAGGCCAAGCGCTTCGGCTTCGCTGTGTATTGGGCAATCATCCGGCAAGTGCTCCAGTGCTTTGCGCAGCGCGCCGAGCGTGTACACGGTTTCGGTAATCATCGCGTCATCCTCGCGGCCACCGCCGCATAACAGTTCATTCGAGTCGGACGGCCCTGGCGGGCCGCCGCTCAATTCAGGCGTTAGCACTCGGTTCAATCAGTTCGACGGCAGCCGCGAGAATTGCCATTGCGTCGAAGCTGCTGGCTTCCTCGTCTGCTGCAATCCGCCGGGCTGCGGCAAGCTCGGAACACCCATTCTTCGCGGCAATGCGCTGTAGCAGCCCTCCAAGTTCGGCCATGCGCGGTTGATAGTTGTCGCCCATCAACCCGCGAACCGAATCCCGGATGCTGTAGAGCTGTGCCGCCATCTGTACCTGGTTCATCGCTTCGTTCCCGTGCTAACAATTCATTCAAGCCGAAGCCGCTTCACGGCTCGGCTTAACTCAGGTGTTAGGCGGCAAACCGTTGCCTTTGCATCGGGTGCAGGTTCGATACTTGTTGCCTTCTTCGACGCTCCACCCGGCAAATTCTTTGCCTTCGCCTTTGCAGTCCCAGCATTTGCCTTCGGTTTCCTCATACTCGGCTGCGTGCCGTTCCAGCTCGATCTTCGCCACAACGATGGTCCGCTCGCTTCCCGGCATCGCTGGTTTGAATTTCGGGTGACCTTTTCGCGGACCGCGCGTGTATGTACCTAGTGGCACGCATCCTCGAACAATGTTGTCATCGCCGACGGCCTCCCATTGGTACGCGCACCATCCGGCCACGCCTGTTTTTTTGGCTGCCAAATCCATCGCGTCACGCATCGAAAATCTGTAGTTCATATTCGTACCTCCAAGTTCAGCGAGTTTCCGCCTAACACTGCGGTCAAGCGGAGCGCGTACCGCGCCCGCTTACCTCACGGTTAGGGCGCATCACTCTTGGTCACGGCACGCCGATCAGTTCATCAATCGCGTCTCGCAGCGCCGGCCATTCGTTGGAGGCAATGGCAATCTTCCCGCCGCCCTCGCGGCCAGCCTGCGAAACCTCCACAAACTCGCCCGCAGCCTCGTCCGCAATTTCAACGCGCGTGGCGTAGTCACTAAAGATCGGCTCGCCTTTCTTGCAGACCGTTACCGCC